ATCCAATATGGAGGTTTAATCCACAAAATTATAGTGGTGTTGTAATAGGTGGTTCAGATTATAATAGTAATTTATTAGAAGATTCAATAACTGTGGCATTGTCAGAACAAGGTTATAGTGGGTTAAATGCTATATTTGAGCCTAAATGGCAAAACTTTGAATTAAAAATACCACAAGACGTATTAGATAATTTAAATGGTGCATATCCAGATAAACAATTCTTTTTATCGTTAATGTTAGAAAACTACGAGTGTGATGTATGTTTATTAATTGATAATATACAAATAAATTATAAAACTTACGATATATTTCCATTTTATAATACACAGGGTGATGGTTTACCTAAATTAAATTGTACTATAGATAATAGAAAGTCTTGGGTATATGTTGGGGATAGTATAAAACCAGTTAAAAATTTACCTGACGGTAAGTGTGTAGAAAATGAAGTTACATGTGCAACACCATTAGAAATAACTACACAAAATAGGTTATGGCAAAATTTAGAATATAGATATACGGAATACGATTTCAATCACTCTGACTTAATTATAAATTCTAAGTCTGCAGCATTTCAGATAGATCCGTCTAAATCTATTGAATGTGATGTTTACAATTTTTGGAAAAATATTAATTGTGATGAGTGTCCATCGTCTTGTAGTAGTGGTGAGAGTGTTACCTACGAGGGTGTATTTACATACACTGGTGAATCAACACAAAATTATGAATTAACATTATCTACTACTTCAGTAGGTAGTATGTTAAGTGATTGTAAGATTTATAATAGGTCATTAGAGAATATTGTAGAAGACATAAAAGAAAATTATTATATATTAACTGCAGATTATCCTTCATCACTAAGTGCAGGATATTGGGATTTAATTGAAAAGGGTGGTAGTATCGAAGAACTTTATATAGTGGATAATGATTGTAACACACAAACATTGGTTATTGGGGATAGAAAAACTTTAAATAGTGATCAGAGATTAATTGTAGAAGAAGGGGATGGAACTATTTCGTTATTTGGTTTGTATGTATATAGCGGTACAACACCTTATAGTGGTGGAGAAATAATAGAAATTATTAATGGTGTGTCTGCACAAACATTCAACCAAACTTCTGGTATGACTTCTGAGTGTTGTACAAATCTAAATACTATACTAACAAGTAGTGGTAAAAACGGACTTAACTTAGATAAAAATTATATATGGAATAATTCAATCAGCGGATGTACTTGGATAGATTTAAATGATGAAGGAGATTGTACACATTGTGGTAATACCACTCATTCTTCATTTAGTGGAAATAGTAGTGGGGTAACTTGTGAAGTAGTAGACAAAACAATATGTGTTAACCCATTGGATTTCTTAGAACAACCCCCATCTAAAATTAAAGTAAAAGAGGTGTTTGACGAAATGGTACAAAGTAATTTGATTAACGCACAAAACAGACAAACAATTAGTGGTTATCCTACATTGAAATTATTTTACGAACTTTATTTACGAGCTAATGGTTGTGGTGAACAACACAGTGGAAAACTAACATATAATAATCTTTTCCAATTTATGGATCTAATAGGTGATTACTGGTTAGAATTAATAGAACAAGTGATACCATCAACAACAATTATGGAAGGTTGTGATAATTCTGGTAAAGTTTATAGAAATACGATTTTTGATAATAATAAATTTGTATATAAAAAATATGTCTTAAATTATATGGATGTTAATGATAATTGTAAAGTAAGTGGTGTAACACAAGATTCTATAGGACAACAAAGCGTAGAAATATCTGTAGAGGATATTTGTTTAGGTGGTGGGTGTTTACCAGAATCTAGTAAATTATGTGAAGAAGAAAAAATATTAATTCAGAATCAAATAACAAACTTAGAGGAACAATTAAATATATTAAAACAACAAAAAAATTCTACAGAATTAGCAATAAGTACAGTAAAAAATGATTTAAATAACCAAAAAGCAAAAAATATTCCTACAAAACAAAAGAAAGAACAGAAAGAAAATAAAAGAAAAGAAGAACAAACAAATAAAAAAGAAAAACAAAGTGAAAGTATAAAAAATAAACTTAATCAGGAACAAAAACAAAAAGCAACACAAGCAAGACAAAAAAGAAATAAACAAAGTAGTAATAAAAAAAATAGTAGAAGTAGTAGAAGTTAAAAAAAATAAAAATGGGAAAATCATCTAAAATAAAAGTAATTAGTAGTAAAAGTAATAGTAACAAAAGTGTTAGTCCACCTTTGTCTACTAACCCTTTTAATCCTTCTACTAGTAAGAATCCCCCCACTAGTAAGAATCCTAATACTAGTAAGAATCCTAATACTAGTAAGAATCCTAATACTAGTAAGAATCCTAATATAGGTAAAAATCCTATGACACCCGAAGGTAAAACACCAAACGATGAATATAGATTACCTTCGTCAGGTGACGGAAAGACACCAAATGTAGGTGACAATGTTAACGACAATCCTAATACAGGAAATAGTACAATTATAAATAATTTAACAAACCAGTTAAATAATTTACAAACACAACTAAGTGTAATAAATAAAAGTGAAAAAGATTTAAATAATCAAATTAATAAATTAAAAGAAGAATTAGTAGTAAAAAATAGTGAGTGTATTGAGTTAGCAGAAAAAGAAAAATTATCACAACAGAATTTTGTAGATTCTAAAAATGATTGTTATTCTTTAAGTGTTGAAATAGAAATGATACAACAACAGTTAATTAATTTAGAAAATAATAGTGTTAGTAGTGGTTGTACGTCAAACTCTGAATATAATAGTTTATTACAATATTTAAATGTTTTAAAAGAAAAGTATAAAAAATGTAGAGAAAATGCAACTGCAACAAATATAACAACTTATAATACTGCGTTTATAACACAAATATATGAAACTAATGAATATGAAGGTAATGTTACGGTAGTGGGAGATAATGAATGGGATCAAGATGATCAACTAATAATTGATTGTTTAGAATAAAATAAAAAACTATAAAATAAAATATATTTATAAATAATGGCGAATATAAAGGCAAATATAATAAACCCAATTAGTGTTAATGGTAAAGTAGTAACCGAAAACGAGGTTAGAACTGAAGTAGATATTAATTTAAATATTAACTATCTAGCTAGTTCTTTATCCCCTTCATTATTTACAGTTAATAGGGCATATTTTATGGATGATCTTTCACAGGTTAAAAATTTAATATTTAAGCCCGTACCACAAAGTATGGGTAATACCGCCTTAACTGATGCACCTATTAACAAATTATGTTTTTTTAATTACGAATTAGATGAAGATGAAAATTTAATTGATAAAGAAATTTTTGCAAATATCCCTATGCAATATATAGATGGTGGTAAAACTTATGAACATTATGGTGCAATAAGTGAAAAAAAGATTTATTTAGGTTGGGAGCCTGTAAGTAATGAAGATAAGTATTCACATGAAGAAAGATCAGATGTTTATGGTTTTGATTATCCACAATTTACACCTAGAGGAACACGAAAAATACCTATTTCCGGTAGTAATGACACACTATGTGGTCCAGTAACTTTTGATAATAATGAATATACTTATGATAGATTAAATTATAATTGGTTGTTTGGGCAGAGAGCTGGTATAAGTTTCGATCCCATAAAAAGTGGGGCAACACCTGTTGTGATAAGTGGTGCAGTAGTATCACAAGAAGGATGTAGTAGTATATCTAATCAAGAAGGTAATTTATTATTTTATACTGATGGTGAAACAGTTTTTACTAGTGCTAATACTATTATGCAACAAGGGGCTAATTTGAGAAGTTCAGGTACTTCTACCCAATCTAGTATAATCGTACCTCGACCAAATAGTAATGAGTATTATATATTTACTACTGACTTTGAAGGTAACCCTAATGGTTTTGAATATAGTTTAGTGGATATGAATAGGGCAGGTGGAGATGGTAAAATTATTTTTAAAAATATGCCTTTAATTAGTACCCCTATTTGTGAAAAAGTTACCGCTTGTTCTCATTTTAATGAAACTGATTATTGGGTTATAACACACACTAGTGGAGATTCTAAATTTTATTCGTTTAGGGTAAAGAGTGGTGGTATAGCATCTGCAGTAATAAGTGATACAGGTACTACATATAATACTAATAGGGGGTATATGAAAACGTCACCAGATAGTAGTAAATTAGTTTCACTATTTTATGATGAGAACCTAATTCAAGTATTAGATTTTAATAATACAGGTGGTACATTGTCTAATGAGTTATTAATAAGTGGTGACACATTTTTTATAAACGGACCTTATGGTTTAGAATTTTCATCCGATTCTTCTAAATTCTATGTAAGTGATGGTGCATCTAATAAAATAATACAATATGATTTAACTTACACTTCTTCTACTGAAATGGTAGATAATAGTATTATTGTGGCTGACTTACCTATTACTGCTAGTTTAGGTGCGTTACAAATGGGTCCTGATGAAAAAATATATGTTGCTGATTATCTAAAAGATTTTTTACACATTATACATAGACCTAACGGATTAGGGGTACAATGTAATTTTGAAGAAGAAGGGTTTTCATTAACAGGTATCAGTACAGGTATTACGTCCACATGGGGATTACCAAATGTTATAACTAGTAAGACATTATCTTGTGATAGATATGTTTATATAAGTGATCGTGATAGAACTCCTTTTGAGTTTGACTTAATATTAAATGACGTTTCAAATGTCATACAACCAAATAAATTGAATTTCACTGCAGAAATTTATTCTTTTGATTGTGAGAGAGGTGTATTTAATGATAATCCCGTTTTAGTAGAGGATTTTGATTATACTTTATTTAGTGGAGAAAGTGGTACTACATTAACAATACCTTTAAATGAAATAGATGAGGGGGAATTTATAATAAAAGGATATTTTGATTATCCGATTAAAACATTAATACAAAAAGAATTAGGTAGAAGAAGAAATAGTGTTAATAACTATAAAAGAGGTACGGAATATAATTTATATAATCCCGAAACAGATTGGTACTTTTTAAATCTTTTTGAAGCGGACGAACCAACCTTCATTAATGAGCCAGGAGAACCTAATACCATCAGTAATTTAAGAGTAACTTCATTTAAAACTGAATCTGGAGACACTAGATTTTTTTATAACTCTTTATCAGATCCCTTAGTGTCTTATAATGGGGTAATTCAATCAAAAGGGGTTGAATATAGTGCTAATACAGACACACCTAATGCATTTTATATAGACTTTTTTACACCAACATTAGCAGATAGAATGGTTACGTTAGCATTTGTGGAGGACGGTAATCCAAATGAATTATCAATTGATAATTATACCGTAACTGAACCTATTTCTTCAGGACCTACAGGACAACAAGGGAAAGAAGATAAATTATATTATAATACTACTCAACAAACATATGAGTATTATTTACCGGTTGATGCAATAGGTGATGTAGGGTTAACTTTAAATGGTAACCAACTTTCATATAATATAGAGTATATGAGATCAGATACAGATCCTAGAAGACTAATAATTTTAGTAGAAATTAAAAAAGGTGATTTAATTCAAGTGTTTTTTAATCCTATTAGTGGTGTATTTGGAAGTGTGGAAACAAATAAACCTGAGTTATCTTGGGTAATACCTAATGCACCTACAATATGTCAAGAAGGATTATTTACTATAGAAGTTACAGATGTAAGTGACGAAGATTTTAAGGACGTAAAATATATTGCATCTACACCTTATGTATTAGGACAAAATAATTATTCTTTGATTATTGATTTAAGTGAAGCGGTTGCTGGTGATAAATTAATTTATAGAGTTAAAAACCAAAAATTATATACACCTATTGTTGGGGAAATAATAACAAGTGTTACCTATAGTACGACAATTCCTATAGAAATTGTCACAAATAGAGGAAATATTTATTAATAATATTTACATTGAGCATATTTATATTAAAATAAGAATTAGTAATGAGTTATATAAATAAACAAAATACTGCATTAGTAAGAGTTAAGTTAACCGACATTGGTAGAGAACAACTAGCACAAGGAAAATTAACTTATAATTCTTGGATTGCGGGTGATTCAGAAGTAGATTATAACTACGTAAAAGGGTGGAAAGAGTTTGTCCCCAAAAGTAACGCCTCCACAGGAGAATTTTATTTTTATGGTGGTGATGGTTCTGTAACTAAAAATATTTATTCTAAAGTATTACGACCTAAAGATAAACAACCATTTTTAACATCTTTTTTATTAGATAATAATAACAATTTTATACAACCCATTGATAGTAGTAGTAGTCTACAATTAATTAAAGGTGTGGTAAGTAATGAAGCTGCGGATAGAGGATTCTTTTCTGGATCAACTGTTAGTGAGGGTTTAACTGCACAAACTTCAGAAAGATTTATCAAAGAGAGTGGTACTATTGATTTAAGTAATTTTACGGGTGAAATTGATACTACACCATTTATACAAGGAGTTTTAAGTGGTATTACGTTAACTGCCACAAGTGAAGACGATTTTATAATGTTTAGATTTAGTAATCCTACATTAGGTGATATTACTACACCAACAATGACTGCAGCTACAGTAAATCAAGTTTATAATATAACTAGTATAAGTGGATCCACAATTAAAGTGGACAGAGAACTACCAACTTTTAGTGGATTTTCGGGAACAGTTATTACATATTATACTTTACCTGGTGGAGATGATCCCGAAGATACATATTATGGATTACCATCATTATCATCATATTGGAATACAGGAACACTTTCTTTTGATAGTAGTTGTGATATTTGTGTAGAAAATATACCTGTGTGGAATATGAATAATGTGTGGACTGAAAATATGGCAGGACAATTTAGAGATAATAGTGAAAATTATCATAGTCATGATTTATTCGGCTCGGAACAATACGCAGGAACAAAACAATATTTACTCTATAACGAAACACCACAAATAAATTTGAGTAGTGATATGTTATCCGTAAGTTATATGGATCCTTTTATAAAAGGTATTTCAGTTATTCATTATACTAATAGTTGTATTTCTAACTTTTATGGAGAAATGTTTAATATAGATGGAAATAGTGGTAAATTGTTAAATTTAGATATTCCTATCCTTTGGCATAGAAGAAACGAAGTAACAGGAAGTGGTACAACATTAGGTATGACATTTGTTACTGATACAATAGAAAAAGAATTAAATCAAACAGATATACAATATTATGATTTAATCGAAGATCCTACTATGAGTGTTACACCTGATGCACCATTAGCGGTAGGTAAGGTATTTCCACAATTAAAAATAGTTGTAATAGATAATGAAGAATTATTGGCAGCAATGTCTTATAAGTCTAATAGAAATTATACGTTACCCGATCTATCTGCCAGCCTTATACCATCAGTAGATGGGGACTGTAGCGGTTGTTTAGAAGCGGGTGAAACTATGTTTTTAACATACGGTTTACAATTTAGTGGAAACAGTGGGTTTACTTCAGTATTACCTTGTCAAAGGTACACTATTTTAGATAATAATACATCTACGGATAAAGATTTACAATTTAGAATTAATAATATTAATCAGTTACCTTATATGAGAAAATTAGAATCTTCATCTTATGACGGTTATGGTTTTTACGCTAATAAATTCGTTCTTTTAAGTCAAAAAATAAATAAGTCGACACAAACAAGACCTAATCCATCAGAATGGAGAGAAATTAATTATACTAGTAATAATATTACCGGTAATTCAGGAGAAACAATTAATCCAGTTTTATTAGAAAACCAAAATAGTGCTAACACTGGATTCATCCTTAAAGGTAGTCAATATAATAATGCTAGTGGGAATACATTTAATTTAGGTGTTGAATTAGATTTACCAAAAGGGGAAAATTATGGTAAATTAAATTTTGGGGATGAGAGATTATTTTATGGTAACTTAAGAACTTTTATAGGTGCGACTATCTATAAAACTTTATTTACAATTAATGTAGATGGGGCACAATTACCAACTAGTTGTAACACTTCATATACTTTAGGTGAGGATAGATTTATTTCTGAAGTAGGTATTTTAGATAGTGATGGTAATTTAGTAATGGTAGGTAAATTATCTAGACCAATAAGAATAGCGGATAGTAGTACTGCCTCTATTGAACTAACAATTGATTTTTAAATTATAAAGAAATGGGATTAATCAGTTCAGCGAATACGGTATCAATAACGGCAAAACTAACATTAGCTGGTAGAGAAAGATTATTAACTCAAAGTAATCAGATACTAACACACTTTGTTTTAGGAGATTCTGATGCAAATTATAGGACTAGTGGGTTATTAACATCTGGGTTAGTACCTTCAAATAGTGGTGATTTAGGTGAAAATGGTGGAACAAATGATAATATAGATGTAGGTGTAGGAATTAAAAATAAACTTTATTTAAACAATACACAGATAAATATTAAATCGGTTGAGTCAGGGTCCAATGTTATTGTTAATACTACAGTACCATTGGGGGAAACAGTAGTAAGTGGAAGTAATTTAACTTATATTTTAATTGATAAGACAGATAATACTTCTCCTTTTACCAATTATTTTGAAAGTTTAAGGTTACCGATTTTAGAATCTAAAAAGAAAATATTTACGGGAACTACATCAACCAACGGTGGTTGGTCAGACACTGCATTTAGTGGATTAGCTACAGATAAAGTTTTAATGGCGATAATAGATAACGATAGTTATGGTGAATTGATTGATGGTAAAACTATAAAAACAACTTTACCAATAGTTACCGGTTATACATCTGGTGGTGAAGCAACAGGTATCACAACCTATGATTGTTATTCAACTTTTGTTAATAGTGCACAATTTAGTTTAGTACAGTTAGATGGTAGATATAAAGATGGTTCAGTATTTACTGAAGGTATTTTTGGGAAAGATTTTCCTGTAAGTTATATGGTTTCTGATAATGTACAAAGACCTAATGACGATTTAACTAAGAGTTGGTCTACAGGATACGATCAAGTAAAACCTTTTAGTGTAAATAATAAACAACTTATAAATACTAAAACCGTTGGACCTACAGGAATTAATAAAGATAACGTTATTGGTGTGGCATATTTAGATAAAGGAATTTTAGCATTCACCGATCCAACAATTGTAAATAATATTGCAACTGATTTTAGTGGTGATACAGAAACTGGTATAATAACTAATGATTTAGGTTTATATTATTATTCAGGTGGTACTTTTAATACTACTGTAGATAGTGTTGTTAATAACTTAGTACAAAATGTTATTTGTATTGCAGGAAGAGGAGAATTTTTTAGATCTAATAATGGTACAATTGATTTAAATGATGATGTTAGAATAACAGAAATTGGTATAACTGATGTAACGGGAGAAGTATTGGCTATCGGAAAAGTAGATAGACAAATTATTAAAAAGAAAAACGATTTTGTAATATTTGATGTACAAGTTGTTTTATAAATGAAGTGTAAAAACTTTAATTAAAAAAATGTTTTATAATGAGTAGAATTCTAGGGCTAGATGTGTCCACAAAAACTATAGGTATAGCACTTTTTGAAGATAAAGGTGATAATGGTAAATTACAATTGTTAACACATATAACACCTAAAGTTAAACCTAAACCTAAAAATAATATAGAAACTTTAATAAAAAAGGTTCAAATATTTGAAGAGGATTTCTTAGAAAAATATAGTGATATTGAAATTGATAGGGTTTTTATTGAAGAACCTTTATTAAGATCTAATAATGTAAATACTGTAGCAACGTTATTACGATTTAATGGTATGATATGTAGGTCAGTGTATGAGGTTTTAAACATAGTACCTGAATTTGTTTCATCTTACGATGCTAGAAAATTTGCTTTCCCAGATTTAATGCAAGTTAGGTTATTTAAAAAATCAGGTGAAAGATATACAGACAAAGAAATAGAAAAGAAAAATCCAGTTTTATTTGGGGGTTTACCATATGATATTGATAAAAAAGTGATAATACATCAAAAAGTAAGTGAGATAGAACCACAAGTAGTATGGATATACGATAAACACAACAAATTAACTAAAGAAAATTATGATATGACTGATGCATATGCGTGTGTATTAGGTGGTATGAGAAAATGTGGAGACTGGAATTAATTTGGATTTTTAAAATAAAATTCATATATTTGTGAAATGTCACAATTAGTTGTAGAAATCTTAGAAGATGTATTAGGTAATTCTAAAAAACATTATGAAAACAAAAGTCAGATATCTTTTGACTGTCCTGTATGTTCATCAATTAAAGGACTAGACTGTGGAGATGGTAAAGGTAATTTAGAAGTTAATTACTATCATCATGTTTATAAATGTTGGGCTTGTTCAGAAACCTATGGTACACATGGGACACTTAATAAACTTATTAGGAAGTATGGTAATAAAAACCATATGAAACAATATCAGTTAGTAATACCTGATAATAAAAGGGTTGTAGTAGACAAAGAAAAGGTGGTTATAACGGGATTACCTAAAAATTTTACACCACTAACTATAGAAAGGAATGATAGTGGGTATCAACAAGCACTACAATATCTTAGTAAAAGAAATATAGGGATAGACTTAATTAAAAAATATAATTTAGGTTACGCTAACGTAGGAGATTACAGAAATAGAATTATATTTCCATCATATGACAGTGAAGGTAAGATAAATTATTTTTTAGGTAGGAGTTTTGAAAAATACACTAAACTAAAGTATAAAAATCCTGAAGTATCTAAAATGGATATTATATTTAATGAAGGAAAAATTAATTGGGATTCTAACATTTATTTAGTAGAAGGTGTATTCGATCATATCACCCTACCAAATAGTATTCCTATGTTGGGTAAAGTACTAAATGATTTGTTATTTAAAAAATTAATAGATAATGCTTCCGCCAAAGTCATAATAGTTTTAGACAACGATGCAGAAAAAGACGCAATTAACCTATATAAAAAATTAGATAGTACTAAATTGAATGGAAGGGTACTAATGGTATATATGCCTAAACGATTTGATTTATCAGACGTACACCAAAAATTAGGTAGTAAGGGTGTAATTAAATTAATTACTACCGCAAAACGTATAAAAGAAAGTTTATTATAATATGTTTTTTTTTGGTTTGACAAAATATTTATAATTATGAAGATTATTATAACTGAAAACCAATTTAAAAAAATTAAAGAAAGAGAGTCTTATGATAGGAGATTAAGTTCAAGATTTCACAAAATTGGAAGAAAGGTTAAGTACACCAATGACGAATTAATTAAGATAGCAAAAAAATATCGAACTATAAAAGAATGGTTAAATAGTGTAGATAAAAATAGTTATTTTGCAGCAAAGAATAGGGTAAAGGTTATGAACACAGATAATGAGGGTGAGGGAAATAAATTTTGGCGAGAATTAACTTCTGATATGGAACCTGCTGGTTGGTTTGGTGAAAAAGATATATATGTTTATGAATTTACTGATGCGGATGGTGATAAACCAAAAGCAGCATATATAGGGTTGTCTTGTGATATTGATAGAAGACATTTGGAACACACAACAGATAGTTGTTCTTATAGCAAAAAACAAGAAAAAACCGCAGTAGGTAAGTTTTTAGAAAGTAACCCACAACTACGTCTTAAACTTAAAAAACTTACACCAGAAAAAGTTGGGTTTAAAGAGGCTAAAGAATTAGAGTCTTTTTATGAGACTGAGTATATGAATAATGGTTGGCAAATTTTAAATATTGCTAAAACAGGTGCTTTAGGTATGAAGTATTTAAACTCAGACGACACTCTAAGAAAAATTGCTTTAAAATATAAAACTAAGACAGAGTGGAAAAATGATGATAGACTTACTTACTGGCAGGCATATAAAAGAGGTAAAGAATTTTGGGAAGATGTAACTTCTCATATGAAACATCATAAAAACTATTTGGATACTGAGGAAGATCTAATAAATATATCTAAAAAATATAATACAATTGACGATTGGAAAAATTCTGAGGATGAAGAAGATAAAAAAGCTTATTGGAGGGCATACCGTAGGACCAAACCAGCGGGTCTTTTTTTAAATAAAATATTTTCACCTATGTCCTAAAATTAACCTTATTATTTCTTATTTTTTTTTGTTATAGTTAAAATTTTTTCGTACATTTATGATATGAAAAATTATAAACTATTTCTCGATGATATCAGGACCCCTTATTGTGTATTTAAATTAACAGTTAATCCATTATATGAAAGTGATAACGATTGGGTTATAGTGAGAGATTATTATCAGTTTATCTCCGCAATTAATAAATTTGGTTTACCAACTCACATATCTTTCGATCATGATTTGTCGTATGATGCATATTTACCAGAAAATCAAAAGGGTGATATTAATTATGGTAGTCTTAAAGAAAAAACGGGATATGATGCTTGTAGATGGTTGTGTGAATATTGTTTAGATGAAGGTAAAGATATACCATTTTATTTGGTACATTCTGCAAATCCTGTGGGTGCAGAAAATATAAAAAAATATTTAGAAAATTTTAAAAAACATTTGGTAAAGTAAAATATTTTTTTTATTTTTACAATATGGAATTACAAAACATAATAGAGGAATATCACACAACTAATAAGTTTAGATTAATAAAAAGGTATAGACTAATGAAGAAAATTAGATTGTTAATAGATCCCGTTCATTTAAAAGGGATACATTCAATATTATATACTATAATTTTTAAATAATAAAATATGTTAAATTTAAGAGAACAGTTTAATTATGTTAATAAAGTTGTTAATAGTTGTATAACGGAAAAACAAAAAGAACACGCCTATGAGTGGGCACAAGATTGGGCAAAACGTATGAAACGTAATTTCCCTAATAAAGTGGACTCTTATACGGATTTATTTTTAGATGTAATATCAAAAACTTACAATTAATTTGTTTTAGTAAAAAATTATTACTATATTTGAGGTATGATTAGTTTAGAAAATATAGATAAGTTTAAATTACAGTATAAAGATGCAGTAATTAAAGGTAAAGAAATGTTTGTATTTGAAGGTAGAGATGTTCTCACTTCATATGCTAAATATGTTATTGAATATTTTAATAACATACTCGATGCTCGAGTGGTGGAATAGGTAGACACGCAAGACTTAAAATCTTGTTCCCATTTGGGAGTGCGGGTTCGATTCCCGCTTCGAGTACATATTGGACCGGTAGCTCAGCTGGATAGAGCATCTGCCTTCTAAGCAGACGGTCGGAGGTTCGAATCCTCCCCGGTTCACTTTTTTTCTTTAAAGTCTGGATTTGGTGCAACAAATGCTCTGAGTTTAACTTTATCCCAATCTTTTAACTCAGTAGGTGTTTCTTCGTCCCACAATTCATCATTGTAATCATCTTCATCATAATAATCTTCAGTAGGTTTATCACCCATTTTTAATATAGACATTGTTCTATGCCACCCTTCTATTAATTGATAAGTACCATCAGGATTTTGTAGAATAATAACTGGTTCGTTCATTCCATCATCTCTCCTCATACTCATTTGAGTGTCCATTCGTTCTTCATCTTTGGGTACGTTGTATGCATTTATATTACCAAAATCTCTTTGTTCAAACGCTCTTACTGTACGTTTATCAAAGTCCATTGGGTTTACGTTTAAAACTTGTAACTTCCACGGACCTTTTAAATAGTTATACCACCACCCATTTCCATCACCCTTAATATATGGTATTGGATCACCATTATAAGTGTTTAAAATATCTTTCATCGCTGGACGATGACCTGGTGCTCTCATTAGTATGATATTTCTGTAATAATCTTGTAAAACATATTCTGGTGTATCAGGAAACTCTCTTCTCATTTTTTCATACACTCTTTTATGGGGATTATTATCTTTATATATTGGAATACTAGTTACCTCTTCTTCTAACTCCACACCCATTTCATATTTGTTTTTGTTTGGGTTTGCATCACTAACACTCCAGTATTTTAAATCTTCCTCAATTTTGGATAATTGACTCTCACTAATTTTTATTTTTCTTTTTTTAGATTCGTATATACCTAAATAAGGTGGTGCCACATAAGTATTATCCATAGGAATGTTTGTATTTGGTATATTAATATCTAATGTGGGGTTTGTAGAAATAGGGGGTATAGGGGGTATATATGTCTTTTTAATATCATTACCAACAGTAGTTAAGGCACTCCAGTGATTACTTTCACTATCTATTTTACCCGCAACATTTTTACCTGTACAATTTGATGTTCCACCATAGACATTATTATTACTCCCTATCGTAGTTATTGCGGAGTTAACTTTTTTTAGAGTGTTTGAACCACAAGTATAAGGCTCAACAATATAAATTTTATTTAAGTCTTTTTCGCTATTGTTTATTTCGTTTGCCACCCTATCTGAGTGTTTACCACCAGCACTAAACATAACTACATAAGGATTATTATGTTTTTTTATTTCTGATAAAGGTGAGGGTACATGTGATAGGGTTATTACATTAAAATTATCACCTAAAGCAGTCTGTAACATATTACCTTGTTGTTGGTGTGAATACTTATATTTTTTACCACATTCACCTGCAGAAGAACAACCTGCAATAAAAATTACCGGTTCTTTTTCAGTATTCAGTTCCTCTCTTAATATATTCTTAATACTTTCATTTAAAGTTCGTAATACATCTGCATCTGTATCAAAAACCTCATCATAATCTCCTTGATGTATTTCATCATCTATGTGAGTTGTTAATTCTGGATTCACCATATTACCATAATCGTATTCCCAATCCATTGCGTCTAGGGCAGTATCACTATCATCTGACACGACAGTATTTTTGATTTCTCTCCAAGAATTTACGTTTTGATAAAATTTAATTTGATACTCTTTCATTTGTGGTACAACTACTTCTTCTATAGAAGCAAAATCACCATCTTTATTTAAAACATTGAATAAATTATTTTTATATAAAGCATAAAAATACATAAGTATATCCTTATCTAATGCTAAGTTACCTATTATATTAGAATCCATTAAAAGGTTAATATCAGTTTTTTTATTACTTTTTACTCTACCATCCAAAGTTCTATATATTTCTCTTAATACTGCAATCTCAAAATTATTGAACGGTTGGGTATCAGTAGTATTTCTTATAATGTCTTTTAATTCCATTTGTTTTTTTAAAAATAAATGCTTATCTTTGTAATAATAAATATACAAAAAATGGAGATTATTAAAGAATTATCCGTATTCAACAATATAAAATATTATGACGAACCTCATACGTATTATATTGATGGAGAGAAAACAATATCCTGTACTGGTTTCATTCATAAGTTTGAAGAAGACTTTGAATCTAATGTAGATAAACCAGATAAATGGGCAGAAAAACAAGGACATATATATAAGGCTAAAAGTATGGCAGATAAGTTTGCACATAAACAAAACTTTTATCCTATGGAAGGTGATCCGTATGATAGACCTGATTACTCTAAACCAAAACCATCAGAGGAATGTACTAGTGAAGAAGACATCAAAAAGTTATGGAAGTATAAAAACAATCATGCAACTTTATATTGAGAATTATCTAAATAATAAGATAATGCCTTACCCCACTAAAAGTCCTGAAGGATTGGATTTTAGTGAGATAGAAGAAACATATAAAATTATGGAAGGATATTTCCATAACTTTTATAATGATACAGTAGCTAAAGGTAAGTTAGTACCAATTAAATCAGAGTTAGTGGTTGGTGATAAAGACTATATGTTATGTGGTATGGTGGATCAGTTATTTTGGAATGAAAGATATGGTACTTTAGAGATATGGGATTGGAAGACTAATACTCGTCTAAATATGAAGGATGATTATGGTAACAAAATGAAGGAGTGTTTATGGATGTTAGATAAATGTGAATTTAATACATATTCATTACAACTTAATATCTATAAAAAAATAATTGAGAAAAATACTAACTTAAAGTTAGGTAGATGTAATTTAGTTTGGTTTAATGAAGACAACCCAAATTATAAAGTTATCAAATGTGCAGATTATAGTGAACATGTAGATAATATGTTAACTACTCTAATTCCTGCCTAATCGCGTTGTCTTTTCAATAAAAAATCATTATATTTAAGATATGATAAAAAAATTATTTCACATTGCAGATTTACATTTTAGAACCTATAATAGACATAATGAATGTAAAGAAGTCTGTAACAAATTCCTCAATGAAGTTAAATTTTATATAGAAGATAACAACTTATCTTTTGAAGAATGTAGAATAGTAATTGCAGGAGATATAGTGCATCAAAAGATTACTATATCAAACGAGTTAACAATGTTAGTTTCTTGGTTTCTTAATAAATGTAGTGAGTTATGTCCTGTGGTTTTAATTGCGGGTAATCACGATCTTTTGGAAAATAATAAAGATAGGTTGGATTCCTTAACACCAATAATAGAAATAATGAATAACCCATATGTGAACTATATGACTGAAAGTAAGTGTTATTTAGATGAAAACATAGTTTGGTGTTGTTATTCTATATTTGAAGAAAACGCTAGACCGGATATTGATGCTTGTAGAAAAGAATATGGTAATGACAAGAAATATATTGGTTTATTTCATGCACCAGTTAACGGTGCAATAACTTCAGTAGGTTTTGAATTTGATGAATCTGCAGAGTTAAAACAGTTTGAAGGGTGTGATGCAGTTATTATGGGTGATATCCACCACAGACAAAATTTTGTACATAAAGGTATAAATATAACATATTGTGGTAGTTTTATCCAACAAGACTTTGGTGAGAGAGTATCTGAACATGGTTACTTAATATGGGATGTAGAACATTTAGATTACACAGAACATGATATAGATACAGAATATGGTTATTATGTTTTTAAAATAAATTCTTTAGAAGATTTAGAAGTAGGTAAAGAATATCTAACTAATGCTTAATGAGAATACCTAAAAAAATAAGAGACGAAATAAAAGAATTTTGTAAACTCAATGGTATTGAAGACATAGACGATTTTATTTTAAAAAATATAAAGACTGGATTTAATATAGAAAAATATGGTAATGCACCCGTCACTAAAGAAGTAGTAGTTGAAAAAGAAGTTCCTGTTGAAGTTATTAAGGAAGTTGTTGTAGAGAAAGAAGTTCCAGTAGAAATTATTAAAGAGGTTTTAGTTGAAGTACCGGTTGAAAAGGAAGTTATTAAAGAAATAACTATTGAGAAAGATGTTTATATTACAGATGATAAACAAGTAAATGAATTAGGTATTAAAATAGGTAAATTAGAAGACATTATTAATGAAAAAGAAAAAAATATTATTAATATTAAAAATAATCTAAACAAAATAGAAAAAGATAATATAATAAAAACAACGGAAACTTTAAATAAAGATGAAGAGATAAAAAAAAATAAAAGTATTATAAATAAAAAAGAAAAAGAGATTAAAAAACTTAAAAATACTATTTTAGATTTAGAAAAAGATATAACAAATTTAAAAAACGAAAGTACTATTTCTAAAGGGAGATCTTTTAGAGATATATACGATGAAGATGAGGGAACTGGAGGACATTGGGGTTCTAATCTTATAGATAAAAAATAATAATATGGAAAATAATATTGAAGTGGTAAGAACAAAGAAAATAGTAGACGTTCCTAAAAACGCACAGTTAAGGGTTGATTGGCAAGATTATCCTGAAAATAGAACATTAGAAACAATTAGTAGAGTTAAAACATATTTCTCTGATAAATATGGTTTAAATAAAACATCCATTAAAATAAATTTTATACCTATTTTAAAAAATAGTGTTGGTAAAGTAGTAGATATTACTGATGGTTTAATCGATAATATAATGGACACTGCGTACCAACGTAAATTATTTACTCAATGGATTGAAATTAATGGTGTGGATATAGATTTTGATAGGTTATGTAGATTAGATGATAAAGTTAATGATGTACTAGTAAATTTAGGTGAAGAAGATATAAGATATAGAAGATGGAGTATAAATAAATTATGGATAGATAATTTTTTATCTTTTGGTAACGATAATAATATAGATTATAATGGACTTAAAGGGTTAACTATTGTTAATTCTTTACCTGCAAATCAAGGTGGTAAAACTATTTTTAGTATTGATTCTCTTTTGTTTTTGTTTTTTGGTAAAACTACTAAGACAGACACTGCATCAGAAATATTCAATACATTTACAGATAAAGATGAAGTAGTAGTTGGTGGAGAAATTAATATAGATGGGGATGAGTATATAATTGAAAGAAAATTATTTAGAAAAAAAAGTAAAACTGGTAAATATAAAACTTCTTCAGAATTAAATTTCTTTAGGGTATTATCTGATGGTAGTTACGAAAATTTAGAGGGTGAACAAAGAAGAGAAACTGATAAACTAATCTCTGAAACTATAGGTACTTTTGATGACTTTATGTTAACTATTGTTGCAACTGCAAAAAATCTAGAGGATTTATTAGAAACCAAACCCACCCAAAGAGGAAGACTTTTAACTAAATTTATTGGATTAGAAATTATTGAGAAAAAAGAAGAGATTAATAAAGGATTAATGACGGATTTTAAAAGTAAGATGAAATCTAATATTCATAATACTAAAGAGTTGGAATTTGAAATAGAGGATAATCTAATAAAGATAAAAGAAAATAAAGAATTAATAAAAGAAAATAATAATAAATTATTAAAAATAGATGGTGAAATATCTGAAGCTAATTCTAAAAAAGAAATTTTATTATCCGAAAAATATGTGATTGATGATGAAGTTAGTAATGTTAATCCTAAAACACTTAAAGATGAAATAGATACTTTAACTGATGAAGGTGTTACTAAGAAAAAATCTTTAGATGATATTATAAAAAACATTACTAAGATAGGTGATGTAGATTATGATGAAGACAAACATGATGAGATTAGAGAAGAAGAAAAAGATTTACTATTGAAAGAAAGTAAAGAATTAAGTAATAAAGAAAGAAAAGAATTATTAATAAAAAATTTGGAGGAGGGAGAAATTTGTCCTACATGTAAAAGAGCATTAGAAGATGTTGATCATAGCAAAGAAATAAAAGAGGAAAAGAAAAATTTAAAAAATATAAAAGATTTAATAAAAGTAATACAAAAAGAGTTAGGTGTTACACTTAAGTCTTTGGATAAACAAAGTAATCTAAAAACTATTTCCGATGAAAAAGATAAGTTAGAATTAAGTAGAGACAGATTAGAAGTAGAGATTGATGGGTTAAGAGTTGATTTAAAAGAAAAAATGAATCTACATAAGAACTATGAACGTAATATTGAATATATTGAGAAGAATAGAAATTTAGAAAGTAAAATATTAGGTTACAATCAATTATTGGAAAAATTAAATAAAAAAAGAGACAGTATTAGAAATGAAATACAAGATTTAAAAAACGATAATAAAGTTAAAAAACAAAACAATATTGATAATCAAAATATAATAGAACAAATATTAAGAGAAGAAGAAGTATTAAAAATATTTGAGATTTATAATAGGATGATAGGTAAAAATGGTATATCTAAACTAGTTTTATCTTCAGTAATACCTATAATCAATTATGAATTAGACAGACTGTTAGATGAAGTATGTGATTTTCAAATACAATTAGAGATTAATGATAAAAATGAAGTAGACTTTAATATAGTCAAAAAAGACGTTACTAAAAAGTTAAAGTCTGGTTCTGGTTTAGAAACAACTTTAGCATCCTTAGCATTAAGATGTGTCTTAGGTAGAATATCAACATTACCAAAACCAAATGTAATAGTATTTGACGAGGTATTGGGTAAAGTTGCAAACATAAATTTAGATTATGTTAAAATATTTTTTGATAAGATAAAAAAGATGTATGAGGTAATTTTACTCATAACACATAACCCTATTACACAAGATTGGGGTGACAAAATTATAACAATTGAAAAAAATAATGACGTTTCGTCATTGCAGATTAAATAATTTTACTTATATTTGTCTAAAATTAGGTAATGGTACTTAATTTGTACATATATATTTAATAACTAAAAGTTTTAAAATGGAACAAATAAGATTAAAAAAATATTGTTTGATAGGTTTAGACGATATAGAACAAATACAAAAAGATTTAGAGTATATATCAAACGATATTGTAAATTTTGCGACAGGAGAAGAAATTATAATCGCAACATTCAAGTCAGAATTAAACATTATAGAATTAGAAGAATTTTTAAATATGGAAAAAAGGGCGTACATTGTATTTGAAATGTTACCGGCAACATTTTCTGCAAATTTATTAATTGAAAAATTTCAAGAAGCTTTATTTGGTGGGAAAGTAGATAATACAGAGTTTACTCCATTATTTGAAGCTAGATTAAAAATGGAAAATATAATGACATCTAGTGAGGAAATACCTGATTTAAATAAAATAATTGATATAGAACCAATTAAACCTACTATGGATGAACTTTTAGATAAAATTAGTAAAGTAGGGTTAGATAAATTATCTAAAATAGAAAAACAATATTTAAAAGAATATTCTAAACAACAATAAACTAAAAATTATGGATTATAGAAGATATATTAACACTAAGGAAGATTCCATGTCTAAATATCTAAAAGATGTGAGAAAAAGTGAACAGATTACACCACAACAAGAAATAGAAATTGCTAAGAGGATTGCTGCTGGCGATGAAAAGGCTATCGATGAATTAGTTATGGCAAATTTACGATTTGTTATTGCAATAGCTAAAGAATATCAAAATCAAGGTATATCACTTGCAGATTTAATATCGGAAGGAAATTACGGATTAATAACTGCTGCTAAAAGATTTGACCACACTAAAGGTTTTAAATTCATATCTTATGCCGTGTGGTGGGTTAAACAAGCTATACTACAATGTTTAAATGATAATTCCAGAATGGTAAGGATACCTGCAAATATGGTTAATAAATTATCTAAAATAAAAAAAGAAATAGAACAATTTGAAAAAGAGTTTGAGAGATTACCTACTGCTGATGAAGTAGAATATGTACATGTACCCACTTGTGGATCACTCAACAAACAAATTAATGAAGATGGTGATGAATTAGGTGCACTTATAAAAGATGACACTTTTGCTAGTCCAGATTCAAATGTAGACAAAAATGATACATTAAGTGGTAGACTTAAAAAAGTTATGTCTTATTTAAGTGACAGAGAAAGAGAGATAGTTAATTGTTATTTTGGTATTTATGGGAGCCCTATGACTTTAGAAACTATTGGAGAAGAATTAGGGTTAACTAAAGAGAGAATACGACAAATTAAAGAATCTGCAATACGAAAAATTAGGAATAATGTAGGAGACATATTTGATTATATGGGTGAAGATGAACTATAAAATTTCAACTATTTAATATAAAGGGGGTAAATAACCCCCTTTTTTTATATACTTTTTTATGTTTTGCTATTATTTATTGTAATAGATATTTATATAATATAAAATAAAAAAAAAGATATGAAAAAATTAGTAGAATTTATTGACAAATGGGGAACTAGATTAACATTCGCTTTAGTTTTAATTATTTTTCTTAAAACCTGTACTACAAATGGTAAAATAGAAAAAGCCAGGAAAATGAGAACTTTTCCTATGATTACGCCAGGGCAATCCAAACCATCTACCCATCGTATGCAA